AATAAATCGTTCATAATAAAAATCAAAGAGCAAAGGGTAAACCAATGCTCTTTATAAATTAAGGATGTGAAATTATTTTTTTCATTACTTCATGAAAACGCTCTTCATATTCTACAGTTCCATACATATTGTTTATTTCGTCAAACATTTTCTTTAAGAAAAACAAATTATACAACATGTCTTCACTATGTATAGTTTCAACATAAATAGTTATAGATGTAAAAGATTCATCATTATATAAACAATGCCATGATGATACTTTATAATTAATCGTTTTTAAAAAAGGTATAAACTCTTCTTTTAAAACAATTTCAAATTCTGAATTTATAATTTCTCCAGGAACTTTAAACTTTATGTCTTTACTTTCTAAACCAAAATTATTTGGCAATTTTATTTGCTTAAATGCTTTTATTATTTTTTCTTTTTTGTGCAATTTTAACATTGTTTTTTAATTCATTAAATAATTTATAGATTTTATCTTGAAAAGGATAAAACTTTTCTAAATCAAATTTCATTTCAATTTTATCAGAAATTTCTTCTATTTGATCTTTAATGTTTAACATATTTGATTAATAAAATTTTCTTGACTAGGGTCAGGTATAATAATGTCACGTTCAGCAAAAGTAAATTGTAATTTTTGATAAAAAACATTAAACTCTTCTACAGACATATCAGAAGTTCTTTTTTGAGTTACTTCTATTACATTATACCCAAACAACATTTTAGATTCTAACTTAATTCCGTCAGTTATATTTAAAGCTAATGCATGAGCTGTACCTTTGTCTAGTATTTCTCCACTTTGTTGCTCTATGCCTTTAATAATTGTAGGAATAGCAACACCCCAATACCAACGGTTTTGTCTATCACTTCTTTTTTTTACAAGTTTTTGAATTCTTACAGCTACGTTTTTTCCTTCTAAACTTTGTATTTGTAATTCTAATATTTCTCTATTTGAAAATATTATTTGACCTTGTTCTATTTTTGCTATATACTCCATAAGAAAACAAAAGGAAGCTTTTACACTTCCTTTTTTATTTTTACATTATTGAATCAAAAGGGTCGTTACCTTTTTGTTCTACAACACCTTGTTGCTCTGCAGGCGTATGCAAACTATCCCAATAAGATTTTGCATCGTCATATGCCTTTTTTCTTTTAGGATTTAAAGGAATGATTTTTTGAATATCATTCATTGTTTTGTTAATACTGTTATTTGGATGTTCAACAATACTAACTTTAGTAAAATTCTTTAATAAAGGCTCTTTAGATTCTTTGTCAACTATAAATGCTTCTTCTAAAACTATTACAATTTTTACTTGTTTTCCAACTAAATCAGAACATAGTTTTTTTCTGTTTGTTTTATAATTAGCATAATCTGTTGACTCAGAACTTTCACACAAACGTTTAAATATCGAACCTTTAACTTCGTTAGCCCTTTCATTAAATGTTGTGTGAGGCAATACTGCTTTATATCTAATAATATCACCAGCGTTTTCAGCTGATTTTGCTTTGTTTTGACTTGCTGTTGTAAGCAATCTAAAAACAAGGTCAAACATTTCTGCATCTGGTGTTCTACCAAATGCTCCTTGCTTATACTCTGCACTTTCTATTACCGCTAAAGCAATGTCTGGGTGGTTAGCATAAGTAGGCGTTGACTTTAATTCTGATTTTTGTACAAAATCGAATGCATCCATTTTAATTAAATTTTAAGATTTATAAAAAACTATCAATACTTTCTAACTTTTCGTCTGTTTCGAAATATTTATCACAACGCTCTTGAAAATAATTTAAGTCGTTAGGAATATATTCGGGTGCTAAATCTAAAGGAGTTTTAGCCGAAACGTTAGAGTATTTGGAATTTTTATTTGTTAAGAACACGTACTTAAATTCTCCGTCTCTTTCTTCAACAGTAGAATACAATACGTTAACAAATTCTTTCTCAATAGACTTCTTCCATCTATTACCTTGAACTACAGCGTATCTTTCTGACACACCTTCTGCTGATTCAATTACTTGGTCAATTGAAATCATAAAAACATACTTATCTAAAGATGATTTTGATTTTTTAAAGACTTCTGATAACGTAGTGTTATACAAAGCCCATTTTTCAAAACCACCTCCGGTCATTTTTTCAGCATGTTCGTCAATCATTTCTATCAAAGACGTTAATGACTCAACTACAATATGAGTTATTTTTTCGCTTTTTAATGCCTTGTCAAAGGCTTTTTCAAACTGAGGATAGTTGTGTATCGCAAAGTTCATTTTAAAATCTCTACCTTCTCTAAACGGCAACGTTTTTCTTTCTGTATTAAAGATAATCGTTGTGTCTTTGGGTAAATTTCTGATACTAGAAGATTTTCCTGTACCAGATGCTCCGAGGATAAGTGTATTCGGTTTCATGTTAATTTAAAAATAAAAGTTGATATTCGTCGTTTTCTTCTGCAAATTTTAATTGTTCCTTTGTCTTTACCTTTTCTAGTAGACCTGTGTTTTTGTGATACCACAATGCCGATTCTACTATTTTTTCCTTGTCGTTTAGTGTTTTTACTCCTACTTTTAAAAGCTGTTCGTACACTTTTTGAATGTCATTAATATTGTTTATAACACTCTTTGTTACTATTAGTCCAAACATATTTTCTATCTTACAAATGTAATTAATTTACAATAAATATCATAAATTTTAATCTTTTTTCTTATTCAAAAACATGAAATAACCTTTTAAATTTATATCACGTTTTTGTTTAAGAATTTTTCTAATAGAGTTCCAAAAAGCCTTAATGACTATTGTTACTATTATCGGTTTTAACCCAATGGTTTTCGATACCAATCGCTGAATTTGCCAATATTTGGATTTTTGCATTTTCTTTAAAATCACTTATAAATTTAACATACTTACTAACGTAGTTTGCATATACGCTTCCAACACCTGTGCTTCTGCCTTTTGCTATAATAATTTCAACATCAGTTTCTAACTCAGGTATGCCTTTTTCTTGCATTTCATAATAAGCTGGTCGATATGGAAATATAACCATATCTGCATCTTGTTCTATAGCACCTGACTCTCTTAAATCAGATAGCATAGGTCTTTTGTTAGTTCTTGCGTTAACTTGTCTATTTAACTGACTTAATGCAATTACAACAATTTTTAATTCTGCCGCAACTTCTTTTAATGATCTAGAAATCATTGCAATTTCTTGTTCTCTGTTACCAGATTTAGACCTACAAGATATTAACTGCAAATAATCTATTACGACTAATTTACAGTTATGTCTAATTACTTGTTTTCTAATTTGATTTAAAATCTTACCTAACTTTCTAGACTTATCGTCAATAAAATAACATTTTGATTTAAAAACTTTAACTGCTTCATTTACTTGACTTTTATCAATACTGTCTAAAGATTTATCTCTAAACTTGTGCATTTCTATACAACTATAAGAACTAATTAATCTTTTAGTCAATTCTAAATCTGTCATTTCTAATGAAAAGAAAATTGGATAAGTTGTATCACACATTATATTATTTTTAAATATCTCTAACGCAAAAGCTGTTTTACCCATTGACGGTGCGCCAGCTATAATAATTAAATTATTTAAATCAAATTGATAAATAAATTTATCTAAACAAGGTATACCACTTTTAACGCCTAAAGCAACTTCACTTTCTAAATCTTTTATAAAATTAATCATAGATTTTTCTACATTAAAGTCTTCTATTTCTGCTAATTCTTGAATGTCTAGCAAACTTTTATGTATTGACTGTATAATTTCTAATCCATCTTGACTATCATTACACATTTCACTAATATTACGTGATAAAGAAAACAACTCTCTACGTTGCGTATAACCATTTAATATTTTAACATGGTCTTTAATGTTTTTATCAGTATCAACCTTATCGCATATGTCTTCTAAATAGCTTATAAGATTTACTTCACTTTTAGCGTTTGACAACAAAACATATTTTTTCTTAATTAACATGTCTGTTACAGTAGCAATATCAATTTTAGATATTTTACTTAACTCTAATATTGCTTGATATATTAATCTAGTTTCTGTAGTTGAAAAATCTTTAACTGAAACACTATCTGACAATAAATAATAAGTGTCTGGATAATTAATAAATGTTCCTAATACTATTTCTTCTATTTCGACATTAGTTTGTCCAATAAAATTTGGTAAGTTGTCAAAACTTAACTGTTCTCCCATAATAAATAATAAATAATAAATAATAATCAAGACACAAAGGGAAAACCAAGCTAATGCCTGATTTCCTTGATGTCTTTACAACAATTTTGAATTAATGTTGATTTTTGCTCACAACTATTTCGTTGTATAATTACTGTTATTCCTATAGCTATTGATGCAACAGCTATATTTGATAGTATTATTACTAAAACTTCTCTCCAATTAATCATTCCAATTTATAGATTTTGAACTTAATGTTTCTAATGAAACGTATACACCATGATAAATTATTTGTTCTTTTGTTAACAAATCGTGTAACAAATTAAGCCCATGATTTGCTAATAAAGGATTCATAAATAATTTTTGTTTTGATATAGCTTCTGCAATAGAGCAACTAGGCTCGTCTAAGTCTTCTTTAGTTTCTAAATAATTTTTAGGAAAACCATATTGAGGAACACATGTTTTAACATTTTTTCCTGGAATGTAGCTTAAATATACTTGTCCGTAATCATAACTGTTACCAAAATCAATAATATAAACACCTTCTCCATAATTAATTTCTTGTCCTTTAATTTTATGAGCTACATAATTGTAAACTTCTTTTCTTACTTTCATGTTGTCAGGACACAATATAATTACTTGTGTTTCTTTTATTTTTTTTACGTTATAATGACTTTCATAAGCATTCCAATCAAAGCCATAATTTCTGTTAATATTACCAACAATAGTCATAGCTTTACTTTCTCCAATTTCTTCTTCACGAAATAATTGCCTTACTGTATTAGAAGAACTTATTACGTCAGGGTCATAGACATTAACTTTTAGTCCTTGACTATTCATTACAATTTCTTTGTGTACAAGATTTAACTTAGCTAAACCTTGTAACACATAAGAACCTGTACCTCCAACACCTATTAAATCAATATGAATAGGTGATAATGGATTAGATAGAAATCTTTTGATTAAGTGCATTAATTACTTCTTTAATAGTTTTACCGTTTTCTATATGATTTTGCAGTTGCCCTTGTTTATCTAATTCATAAAACTTATTAGGTGCGTATAACAAACCGGAATGTAAATGATTATTAAACTGAGAATCCCAAAAAAGTTGCGGAATAATAGTTCTAAAATTACTCAATTTACGAAAAACATTTTCATTATTATTTGATATATTTCCCCAACATATTTTACCATCATCATAAATGTTTGGTGTTGCCAACCTATATAAAGTAGTTTCAAGATGTCTAAATCTTTTGTAAGCATATAGATATACATTGTTACCATCATAAGCCCAGAAAGTGTTAGGACATTGATATTTATAATTTATATCTCCTATTCTAACAATTCTTTCTTGTGGCTTTTCAGTCCAAGCAATTAAAGTATTATCATGACTTGTGTCTAACCAAAAAAACTTATTTGGTCTACAATCAACTTTAATATTAACTTGATCAACAGATTCAACAATTAAATCTTTCATAAAATTCATTGTTTTTTTACTTGCAGGCTTACCTACAAGCATTTTACCTTGTGTATTAACGTCTCTTACTTCAACGTAATCTTGATTTTTATCATTTCTGTAAAAAATCATTACTTTTTTAGGTTCTAAGCTATCAATAGGTTTAAAAACCTTTTTTTCTAAATCTCCCATAAGTATTCTACTATTTTTTTAATATATTTTATTGTTTTTTCATGTTTGATAGTGTTTTTAACACCTTCTAAAGAATAATCTTTACTATATACTATTTCTTCTAATGTGTAATCAGCACAATAAGAATTGATATGTTCTTCATAATTTTCAAAAACCGCATCATAAGAAGGTAATATTGAAAAATAAGCTTCAAAAGACATGTATTCACTATCAAACCTGCTTAAATCTTCATGTATAACTTTACTAAAACAAAAATCTTTAGATTCATAGCTTTGGTAATAATTTACCATTTCTAATATTGTTTTAATTGTTTTATCATGAACTGGAATTTCCATTAAATAATTATAATGCCATTCGTTATTTCCTTTTATATATTCAGAAATACATTCATTTAAAACAAAATTATGTTTGTCAAAATACTCATCAAATGATTCTTCAATACATGATTCTTCATCCTCTTCTTCAAAACCTGTACAATATTCTAAAACATTATTAAACATGTAATTATCTTTAAACGTAGGAAACTTGTATTTAATAATTAAAGCTCCTATCGTATATCTAATAATTTTTTTTAAATTTTCATCATCAACATTTTTAATACAATCCAATGTAAAACAGTTACCTTCTGTTATTTCTTTTTTATAAAGTATTATTGATTTACCATTAAAAACAATATCTTCAAAATCAAAATACTTTAATTCATCTTGAAACAACTCAAGCATTTTTTTGTTTAAATAATTGATTAAATCTTGCTGATTTTCCAAATCAACAATGTCGTTTAAATCTATATTAGTATGTTCATTAAGAACACTTAATAGACTTAAACAAACATTATCAATTTTTAATAAACTATACTTATCTTTTACAGATACTACAGAGTGAAACGTGTTGCTCCTTTCGGAACTCGCAAACGTTTTTCTTTTTTTGATTCGTTTAGAACTCTGTTGCATAGTTGTATGTGTAACGCATTGTCCAATATAACGATGTTTTTCTCCTCTTTTTTGCATATTCTTTTTACTTTATTAGTAATGTCATATGGAAGAGATCGCAAAACTTTTTCCATTAAATTATTCATCCCTTAGTGCCTATTTTTGTTTCAAAAGTGTATTCTATTTTGTCTTTTACAATTACAGGTTCAGAAAGATGTGAGTTTACTAATTCTGGATAAGAGTTAGCGTAAAAATCTAATACTTGCTTTAAAGTAAAATTTGGATTTGGGTCTGCAAGAGTAAGTTCTTTGAACTTAAAACATCTTTCTAGTCTTTTACTTTCAGCCATTGTGTGCCAAATTTTTGGTCATTAGGATACATTTCTCTTGTTGCTTTTAACAACAATAAAAATGATTTGTTTGACGTGTTTTTTGGTTTAGACTCATAAAGACCTTTCCATTCTTTATAGAGTATTTGTTTAAGTTCTGTTGGACTCATCTTGTTTTGTTTAATATGTTAAATTTGTGGTTTTTTAAATATTTATCTAATAATTTATGAGCTGTACTTACAGCCTCTATTCTCTTTATTTTCCCTTCTTCAGCAGATGTATATCCTAACCAAAGTAGTTTATTAATAAGTTTTTCTTTACTCATCTTTGTTTTGTTAAATTAAAATTTAGTTTTTTATATCTGTCTTCCATCATTGATTCTATTTGTTCAGGTGTCAACTCTACCGATTCTATTACTTTTGGTTGTGCCGGTGCTGTATAAGCTTGTTCTTGAAACAATCCAACAGTTTTGTTGTTGTCATCTAGCTTTTGCTTACACGCTTTAGCTAACAAGCTTTCTGCGTCTATTTTAAACGCACTTTCAATTAATTTTTGTGCTTCTTTAAAAGATTTACCTTCTATTAATTTATCAAATCCTTCTAATTTCTTTTTCACTTTTTCGTCAAGAGTTTTTTGTTTTTTCTTGCTTTCTTCTGCCATCTTTGATTCTGCTTTCATCTTTTCTGCCGAATTGATAAAATCATTCATGTTGGTTGTTACTTGTGAAATTTCAGGTAGTTGGTTTTCTAAAGCTTTACTTATTTCATTTATTATATTAGATACATTAGTACCTGTAACAATAAATGGAACAATCAGCTTTGCACTTTCATCAGAAGTTTTTGGTTTTGGCAATACTGAAACAGTATATTCATCACCAATCTTCTTAAATGCTACTACAACATCTATGTTGTCTAGCTTTTCTAAAATTTGTGTAAAAATCATAGTTTAAAATTTTAATTATCAAGTCACAATGGGTTTTATTCCATTGTGACTTTTGATAATTAACTATAAACTAAATTAGCAATTTGATTAAATGCTTTGTTGTCTAGTTTTTGACCAGAACCTATCATTTTAGTTTCCATTAAATCTTTGTTTCCTGGTAAATCTCTATTAGTATAAGAAGTTACACCTGAAAACAATCCCCATAAAGTTTGACCTTTTTGTGCAGACTCTTCAGCAATACGCATAGTTAAACTTTTTGCTTTGTTTAATGCTCTCGTTGAATAAGTATCTTGAGCTTCGCTTGCTTTCATTTCTACGTCAACACCTACAAGATTTTTAATTAAACGCTTAACATCATTAGGCTTAGCTTCGATTTCAGCCATTCTTTTGTAAGTTTCATACAAACTTTCTTCAGAAGCTTTAAACTCGCTTAAACCGTATAATACAGCATCAATCTTTTCTCTCATAGTTACAGTATGTCTAACTTTATGAGCTAAATCTCTATATGCTTTGTGAAAAATATTACTGCAACTAATAGTTTTGTTAGTCATTCCTAAACCTACTCCGGTACTACCATCGTGACTATTAGTTATAGTTATATATTTATCAACTTGATCATTGTTTGTACCAATGTTCTTAATAGAGCCACTATCAATTTGCATAAATACTTTACGCCCATTTTGAATGTGACCTCCATTTACAATATCACCGCCTAATTTTGTAGCAATTTCATGAGTTAATTCTGCTAAATCCCAGTTTTGAAATACTTCATAACCTTTTTTGCAAGTCATAAACTCTGTGTCTTCATCTGCTCTTCGTACAGAATAATAATTAGATTGAATTCCTTCTCCAGTGTAAAGTTTTTCTTTCTTTACTTCCCAAAATAAGTCGTTTGTTTCTAATAAATCCATTACCATTTGCCCTTTGTTTTGAGCATCATTAATTTCATTTTCCATAATAAATTTGATTTTAAATAACCAAAACACAAAGGGTAAACAGTGTTTTGGTAAAAAAAGGCGAGGACTTAATGCGTGCTGTGTAAAGTTTTCCTCGCCATATCAAAGAACGATTTTTAAATTATCTTTTTAGTTTTTTTATCAAATTTAATTTCTTTTATTATTTCTTCATTAACACTAAATTTAAAAATAATTTTATTATCAACCTCACGTTTAGTTGTGCATATTTCAGCAATTTTGTGAGAGTTTTTTGCACTTGTACCTACAAATATTTCTTGATGACTTGTGTCTTTTGCTCCAAAAGATTTATCTGATTTGTAAATACAAGCTTGCACTTTTGTCCAAATTGGGTAACTTCTACTTGCCATAATTTATAATTCTTTATACTCAGTTACAGGTTTAAGAACTTTATAACCTTTTGATTTAAGATATTCTATACATTTTTCAACATGAGTTTTATCTTGATCTTTATTTTTAGTATAAGTTCTTTTTTCTATATGAATAGCATTTTCTTTTAAAAATTTAGAGCAAACAGCTTTTCTTACTTGTTTAGTAGTAATACCAAATACTCTAGCTTTTTTGCAAAATTCACTACTGCTAAATTCATTAGGCATTAAATCTAATGTTGCATATAATTCTTCCATAATTAAAATATATATCTAATTTTATTCCATTTAATAATACTATCATGAAGTTTTATAAACGATTGAATATAATCACGTTTTAAATTGTGTTCATATCTAATGTTTTTACCTCCATAACTTGAAACTTTGCTTTCTTGGTTTTGTGGTGTCCATATTAAACTTTCTCCTTTTTTGTTGTTTTGAACATTTTGATAATGTTTTTTTTCGTTGTGTGTTAAAAATATCACTTCACATTTTACTTGTTCTTTGTAATCTATATAATCATTACATAATTCAAATAAATATTTATAATCTTCTAACCAACTAGGATAAACAACAACAGGACTAAAGTTTAAATGAACATTATAACCGGCATCAATAAAAGCATTTACAGCTTTTATTCTGTCAATAATCTTAGGTGTACCTGGCTCAAGATAATTTGAAATTTTTTGTGGCATCAAGCTAAATCTAATTCTTACTTTACCGTTTGGGTTATAATTAATAAACTCAATAGGTATAATTTTAGTGGCTAGAGTAGCCATAGCTATAGGATGATTTTTAAAGAACTCAAAAATCTTTTCCCAATCATGATACTTTCTATGCAAAGCAAAATCTTC